TCTTTTAAAAACTCTTTATGTTTTTGAAGTTCTAATTGCAACGCTTCAATTCTTAATGCTTGGAATTTTTCTAATTCCGTGCTTGGTGTTCTGTCTATGGTATATAATTCACTCATTACTTTCTATTTAAAATCGTTAATAATTTATTTGCTTGTTTAATATAAAAATCTCCACGTCCTGATGCTTGTGCAGTATCTCTCATAAATTTTATAACTTCAATCGCTTCTAATTTATTCTTTTCAGTCGTATAAATCGCGCTTTCTAAAGGCTCATAATCGTCGTTATCTTTAGCGTATTGCATACACTCGTCAAGTGTTGTTGGTTCGTCTTGCTCTATTGGTTCAATCTCGTGTGGATTTAAGAACTCTAAATCTTCTCTACTTGTCATCTTTCTTTAAATTTTCTGCAACACATTTGTCGAGTGCTTGTGTTTGCAATTGGTTGATAAATTTTGATATTTCAATTTCCATTTCTTGATTTGTAAAGGCATTAATTACTTTTTTCTTTACAAATACCCTAACGAGCTGTTTTTTCTCGTTAGGGTCAATTGCTTTTCTTCCTCTCATTTAATTAGTTTTTTCAATTCCTGTAAATTTAAAACCATTTTCTGTGTTTTCAATTACTTCAAATCCTCTTCCTTTTCTAATTTCAGCGTGAATTGTGCAATCTCTTAACCAAGAATTACCAGCGTTAACTGCATCTTCTTTTTTTGTGTAAGTTTTAGGATTAATTTGATTAATTTCTGAACCATTTACTTTTTTGATAATTGAATAAGTTTTCATAATTTCTATTTGTTAAATTGTTTCGCTTTATTGCTGATACAAATATACAATCATTATTGTAATAAAAAAACTTTTAAATAACTTTTTTATTAATTATACGTTATTTATACAAATTCTAAATAAAAAATCCACCATTATAGGTGGATTTTATAAACAAACTTCACAAATCCGCTTATTACAATCTTGTCATTATCATACATCATTTTAATATCGGGGCGAGGTAACGCACTACAATACAATTGAACGGCTATTTTATCATTAATAGGTATTTCTAAAGTAGATCCTATTCCAATAGTCATAAATGATTGTTTTAATTCGTAACCTATTCCACCGCCCCAATCATTATAGCGATTTATTAACGTTGGTTCGATTGTAGGAATTAATATCGTGTTCCCGATGAAAGGAAAACGATAACCTACGCTTGCGTACATTCTGTTAAAATCTATTGCGTTGAATTGTTCAAATCCTATTCCAACTTCGACGTTGTTATTCCCAACCATTTTAAATTCGATTAAGTAATTCAGCTCGGGTTTATTGTCAGTTGGTTCGCTTCCAATAATTGCGTTTCTTAAATCAACTCCAGTTGAAAAGTAAACGTGTTGCGCAAATCCAACATTGCAAATAAGTAGTAATAATATTTTTTTCATAATTCAATATTTAAGGTTAAAAAGGACAATATTCTTTTTTTGGTTTCGGGATTAAATCTTTATACTCTCGTTTAATTTTTTCTGCAATTGCATCACGAATAAACTTAGCAACATTAATCTGGTAACTATCCAGTTTTAATAATGTCCGGTGCTGCGTTTCTGTAATTTTAATTACTTTCACTTTGGTATATAATTTAGGCTTTGGCATAGATAAGTAATACTTTTATAGCTACAATCAAATAGTTATAAGAAATAGCTACAAAACTACTTCAAAGAACCATTTATCATAATATCTATATTTACCGCTTTCATCTTTGATATAATAATCATCACAATCATCATATCCTTCAAATTGTTCATAAACATTTCCTACTATTACATCTGTAGTAACGTGTGTTTCTTTCGGAACACTTAAAATACATTTTAGTTTTTTCATAATATTTAGTTTAAATTACCCGCTACTTCTTATAACAGGTGTTTGTAGCTACCAGCCGAAATTATAGGAGCGTGTAGGCTGGCATCTACAAGCACCGATACGTTAGTGGCAATACTCCAAAGCCCTGCGAACAGCAACATCGTAATATTGTTTCTCCTTTTCTATTCCAATTGATTTGCGGTTTAATTTAACACAAGCAAGGTTGGTAGTTCCTGAACCCATTGTATTGTCTAAAACCATATCGTTTTCATTGGTATATGTTTTTACAAGGTATTCCATCAATTCAATCGGCTTCTCGGTTGGGTGGCTTGTTCCTTTTCCTATTTGTCTTGGTATGCTTATTATTGTAGTTGGGTGCTTATCATCATAAGTTTTCTTTTCGGCTTTATAGGTTACATTTTCCTCTGTTCCTGTTCTGTTTCTTGGGTGGCATCTTTTCCCGCTTGTAATTGGCTTATCTCTTTTTGTTTTTTGTGGGTTATAAGTTGGTTGGTTATTGTAAAAAATCACAATTTCCTCAAATGTATTTAGTGGTCTTTTATTAGCAGTTACAAAGTTGCCCGCAAATTTTTTATCCCAAATCCATTTGTACTTAAACATAGTTAAATTTGAGTTTATAAGTTGGCTTGTAAAAGGTTCTCCGCACATTAATATAATTGCACCATTTGGCTTTATTACACGCTTGTATTCATTCCAAAGTTTGTCAAAAGGTAATATACTATCCCATTTACAAGCTGTTGTTCCATAAGGTAAATCACAAATAATCGCATCAATTGATTTATCCTCAATAAAAGGAAAAACATCAAAGCAATCAGCGTTTACAAAAGTACTGCCACTAACACGTGCTATACTCAATGCCTCATTCTCGGTTATTTCGTTTTTTAACATCTTTTTGTTTTTAATAATTAACATTCGTTTTCACAAATCGGCACTAAGTATAGCACCATACGTTAGGAAAAATGCGCGCACGCATCTTTCCTAACAGGCGCGCACAATTCCTAACTTCGCGCTAAGCGCAATTCAGGAACTAGCGCCTAGCGCGCGCCTGTTAGCGGTTATTGTTCCGTAACTTCTTCGACAGACAATATTTTCAAACATTCGTCAGCCATTCTTGCGGAAACTTCTGCAACTATATCCGCTTTCATTAAATATTTTTCTTTTCCATAAACCTTCATCCATTCGGGATTAGATAATAAACCTTGCATTGCTTTTGCAGTAAAATATTCTCTTTTTGACAACCCCATTTCAAAACCTGAATAGTTTGAAGTTTGTGCGCCTCTAATATTTCCGTTTTCATCTAATGAAATTTCTACTGGAAATGCTGGTGTGTTTTTTGTTTTCATAATAAAATTTGTTTTTAATTAACCACAACAACCGCTAACAGCGTGTTTATTCAATTGTGGCTTTGGGTTTAATTCAATGTTTAGTTTGTACTTTTATTTTTTGGTCTTAATACGAAACTTGGTTTTGTGCTTTTCCACAACTGAAATAAACACGCGAACCGTTAGCGGTTATCTACCGAACGTAATAGAATACGATTACATTTATTTTGAAAACCTCCAGAACTTACTTGAACTGCTTTTGTTTTGCATTTTAATTTTCGCATTTCAAAAAACTCCTCGTTATTATCGTCTAAATGAAAAACTGAATTTGTGTGAAATAAATATGGTGCTTTCCATTCCATACAAGTAAATCTAACTTTCCATCGGGGAATATTCAATCTATCTATAACTTCCCATAAATCATCATTAGTGGGGTTAATTTGGTATCTATGTTTATGTAATTCGTCATATCTTGAAGTAACTACCCAAACATCAACGCCTTTTGATATTAATTCTAAAGCATATTCTTGAACATCATTTCGTGAAAGAGTGCCATCAAAATCAAAAGTGACAAGACAACCGCTAACACGCGCTATACTCAATGCCTCGTTTTCGGTATCATCAAAATCTGTTTTCATAAATTCATTTATTTTTAGTTAGAATACTTCGTTTTCATAAATCGGCACTAAGTATAGCGCCATCCGTTAGTAGCAATTATTTTCTGCTACGTTTTTCACAAAATTTACAATTTCCTTTGTGAGTTATCATATCTCCATTTCCACCATAAATGCTACCAATATACTCACAGCTATCAATAACATAAATATTTACTGGTCTTCCGCTTATTTTTGCAACAGTTTTTTCTACTGTAACATTTTTCGTTTCACAACCGCAAAAAATAACAGCTACTAACAGCATATTTAAGCAATTTCGGTATAATTTTGTATTTGATTTCATAGTTTTAAATTTAAAAATTAGTATTTATTTGTTGTTATTTGTGTTAAATCGTCCGCAACTGCGTGAATATGCGGAACGTTATACAACAGTTTCAGAACGTTCTTCTTTAACTACAGCGTGATTTTCCAAAACTTCATCAGCTATTGAAAATAACATTAGTTGATTATCTGGAACATCATCATCTGGATTTGGCTTTGGGTCATTCCAATTTCCATCATCATCTTGGTTCCAATCGTGTTTTATAAATGATGTGCAAGTTGGTTTATTGTCTTTGTCATATTGCCATTCAATTGGATATTCTTTGTCTTTAATATCCATAAAGTAAGTGGCTGTTAATATTTCACAAGGTTTATCTTCAATATCGCCTGTGTGTTCATATTTTCCGTGAATACATTGATTGCAGAAATTTTCGCAAAAAATCATTCCTTCTGTTCCGTTTGATGGTTGGTATTTCTTAATTTCCATTTTTGTAATTTTTAGTTTAAAAACCGTTGTATAACAAGTGTTTGTGTCAATAGCTTTGGTTGTTTTTTCCTGCGGAAAAAACTCTGACAACCTCAATCTAGTTTTGTACTTGCAGTGTTCAGTCTTGAATTTCCGCTACTGAACACAAGCACTCGAACGTTAGCGGTCAGTTAACAATCGAACGTAAAACCGACGTCGACTTTTAAAGCAGAATCAATATTTGTAAACATCAATTCTGTTTCGGAAAGTCTTCCATAGAAATCATATTCGACTTTTACCCACCATTTATTATATTGTATAAATGGCTCAGAAAGTACTTTTTTAACTTCTCCAGTTTTAGGCGTATAATTATATTTCATTTATTTTTATTTCAATTGTCAATTGTAAATATTTACAGATTTTCTTAAGCCTTTCAAAGCTTAAAATATGTTTGTCGTTAACCCATAAGTTTATCCTGTGGGGTTCTAAGTCACATTTGTAAGCGAATTTTGATTGACTTAAACCGCTATCTTTCAATAATTTTTTTAGTATTTCATTTGTTTCTATCATAATAATTCAGATAAATTGGATGCTATTTTTTCTCCAAATTTGTTTTTTAAAAATTCTTCTAAAGAAATATTTTCTAAAAATTCAATGTGCTTTATTTTTAATTTATCCTCAAATTCACAAATTAATATTTGCGGCTTAAAAGTTAAATTTGACAAAAGCATATCTACTGGGATTTTCATTTCAATACTCTTTTCTATTTCAAATAATCGACGGAATAAGATTCCTTTCATTTTTATTTTGTTCATATTCCATCCTTTTAATCATTGAACTTACTGTTAATCTGTGAACTCCTAATATTCTACCAATAGCACTTACCGATACTTTTTGTTTTAGAAGTTTTTTAATTTTATCCTCTTTACCGTGAAGTTTTGTACTCGTTATATCTGATTTTCTGCCGATTGGACGACCTAAAATAACTCCTTCAGCTTTTTTCCTAGCCAATGCCTCTTTTGTTCGTTGTGATATTAAATTTCTTTCTATTTCTGCCGAAAGACCAAATGCAAAAGCAAGCACTTTGGAACTAATATCAGCACCTAAACGAAAATTGTCTTTTATAGTCCATACCTGGACTTCCGTCTGCATACATTGATTTAGAATACTCATAATCATTAAAAGACTTCTGCCTAAACGGGATAATTCAGAAGCTATAATTATATCGTCTTTTTTCATTTTACGAAGTAATTTACCTAATAATCTTGCCTCAACTTTTACAGTTCCGGAAACAGTTTCTTCTATCCATTTTTCAATTATTATCTTTTCTTTTTTACAAAACTGGTTTATCTCATATCTTTGATTTTCTACTGTTTGTCTGTCTGTACTTACTCTAATGTAGCCGTATATCATTGAAATTTAGTGTTTAAATAACCGAACCGCTAACAATGCATAACACTAATTACGGTTTCAGTCTTGAATTTATAGTTTAGTTTGTATCAGTGATACGGTTTTTAATCTGAATGTTTCGGCTTGTTTAGTCCGTAACTAGTGTTATGCTCAACGTTAGTGTTCAGTTAAATCACCAATCTGCAATTCCGAACCTGCTAAAGCGTAGTATAGATTTTGTAATTGATGAACTGATTTTATGACAACATTAGATGATAAATTTTTAATTATATATCCATTAACATTATCAAAACTTTCTCCAATAACAAGTATTTTTCCTGTTTCTAAATCGCTTTCAGAATATCCAAACTTTAATAACCATTCTTCGGTTAGTGGAATTGGTTTAATTTTTTCAACATCATAAGGAATGTCAATTCTATAATTTAATCTTATGTACGGTTTGCAAATTAAATCACAAACAATTGCAGATATAGTTCCGATTTCTTGATTATTATTAAAAAATATTAAATTATTTATTCGTAAATCCGTAACCGAAACACTAACACACGATTGTAGTGATTGGGTATCGTCTTTAACTTTTACATTGTTTTTCATCTTTCAGTTTTGTTTTAAATTTAATTATTAGTTTTTGTTTTATCCCAACCACTACAATCGCCGTCCGTTACTGGCTATGTTACTCAACAGGTACGTAACCATATTCAGGATTAAAAATTGTCAAATCACAACAAGAGCGACTTTTTTTATCAATCCAACCTACGAGTATTTCCATATCCCATTCCTCAATTTCAAAAACATCTTTTTTATCATCTGCTAATGACATTATTTTTTTTGGCATATCTTCCGCTTTTCTATGTTCCCACCAGTTTAGTTTTTTAAACAAATGCGGGAAATTGGATATTTGCCATATCGGAGTTTGTGTATCATCTCCATCGGGATATTCACACCAATCTCTATCTTCAATTTCCCCTACTTTGAAGTCTGAATTTGGGAAGTCTGCAATAACTATCCATCTTGGTTTTAATAAATTTTCTGCGGTCATAATTACGTTTTTTAAAAACACAGCCAGTAACACATGCTACACAATAGCTGGTTTTTTGGTTAAATTTAAAGTTTGTTTTGCGCCTGTTTAATCTGTCATTATCCAACACCATCTTCGTGTTTTTCAGCTTCTCCAGTTTGTCCTAATCCATAATCTAAATATTGCGGAGCTGTACATTCTAAAATATAGTTAAATAATTCCTCGTTTATCTCACAAGGTTCATCTAAGTATTCTGTCAAATCAAGTTCTGATTTATCCCATCCTTTTTTTGTTTTCATAATTTTTTATTTTAAAAATCTGTATTTTATTATTATTATTATTATTTTTAAAGAACTTCGGTACATAAATCGTGTCCAAACATTGTCATCGCATCACGCTTATTAAATTCATCATTATTTAATCTTCTTGCGCAAGATGGACAATAATATTTTCTTGTGCTATGATTGTACCAAGTTGCAGAATTTGGTTTTTGACAACTTGTAATATTGCATTTACCATTCAATACACCTTTATTTTCAGCACTAGCCATAACATCGGTTTTATTCAATGCCTGCGCTTGGGAATTATCGGAAGTGTTTTCGCTATTCATAAGTTTGGTTTTTATTTGTGAACTTCAGTTTTAAATTACGGCACTGAAATAAAGCCGAATAACGTTGTGCGAGATGCTAAACAAACCTGTAACCGACATAATCACATTTGCTACAATGAACTTTTTTCTGAGCAGGATATGAAGTCAATGTAATCATAGGGTTACTATCGAATAATTCTTCTCCACATTTAGGGCAAGCTATACCGTTTAATTCTGGATTATTTCCAAAATAATGTTGATTACTAATTGCTTCAGCATTATGATTTGCTAAATTCTCTCTTAACTTACTCATTGTCTTTTACTTTTTTGATTAGTTGATTCATTATCCAAGTTGGTACATTATTTTCAATTCCTAAATTATCCAACGCTTGAAAGTGAGTTAAACAATCTTTTAGTAAAATTAAATTTTGATTATTCTGTTCCAACAACTCCGATAACTCGCAATTGATTTGCTGACGAACTTTGAATGCGTCAACTATTAGATTGGCGTTGGCTTCTCTATTTTTTCCCCACAATGTCAAAACACCTTTTCCATTAGAAGATAATAAAGTGCCTACTTCGTTATGCAATGTGATTTCAATTTCTCCTCTCGTTCCTTTAAATTCTTGTGTCATAATCTCTTCTCTATTTGGTTAATTATTTCTTTTAAACCCTCTGTGATTGAAACTCCATATTTTAAGCGGATGGAGTAGTTTTGGGATTTTTCGCTTGCGTTTAAAATACAAACTTTAATCTTTATTGATTTATCTTTTTTTGGTGGCATCTGTAATTAATTTAGATTGTTTTTTAAATTCTTTTTCAACCGCTTTAATCATAAATTTCAATACGTTTAAACTCTCTTGGTTTTTAAATAGTAAAATTATTTTTTCATTTTCTACTATGCTTTCATCGTTGTTTATATCTTGTGAAATATAACCAGCTGGTTTTTCAAGTTTAGCAACTGATATAAAAGGATTATTTACATCCTTTGTTACTCCCATACCTAAAGAAACTTTTGCGTTTCCAAAAACAAAAACTTTTTCTACGTGTCCTACTTTGCTCATTTTTTATATATTTAATGATTAATAATAAGCAAATATAGTAATTCTTTGTTAACGATTAACAAGCACATAGTAATTTATATTCATTCTAAACAAAAAAGCGATACATTTCTGCACCGCTTTAACTTAACCAAACCAATAAATTATGAAATTCAAACTTACAAAATTATTTTAATACAAATCTATTTTTTAAGTATAAAAATGCTAAAAATAATGCAAACATTCCTAAAATAACTATTCCGATTACAATGTATAATATAAAACTACTATCAAAATCCTCTGTCTTAACTTTCTCTTTGTCTTTTAACGATTCTTTAAACTCTCGATTTTCACGCTTTATTTCTTCAATAGCGGATGCAAAGCAATCAATTGATGAAATACTACCGCTATTATCATAAACGGTCTTTAAAGTTGTTCCTTGTCGGTTTGTGGTGTAAATTATAGTATCTCGATATGTTATTTTTGGAACTTCATAACGTACAGTATCACCAACTCGTTTAGTAATTGTTTCAATATTCTCTTTTAACTCGGTATCAGATTTTGACTTTGTAGCTTGTTTCTGAATATCGCAAGAAGTTAAGATCAATAAAAGCAATAAAAAAGCATACCATATAATTAAGGATTTTTTCATAATTTATTTTGTTTTAAGTTAGTCAAAACTAATAAATTATAGAATATAAATTGCAATTTTGTAAGTAATTTATAATGATTTTAAATAAACTTCACTTTCCTTTATTCTTCTATTAATTAAACCTTGAATAACTTTACCGCCCGCTTTAGTCCATTTTAAAAACTCATTTTTAATGGTTGCATCATTTGGGTTGTTATTTACTTTTTTAAGTAGTGTAGACGTTGCAAATGCGCCAGTTCCTACATTATAAGCAAAAGAAACCAAAGCATTGAATTGATTTTGATTTACTTCTTTAACAACCATATCATCAACACGTTTTGCAAACTTATCTGCAATACTTTTAAACATTTCAAAGGCGTACTCTTTTGTGATTGGTTCGTCTAATAAAGTAACTCTTTTACCATTTGGATAATACGTATTACCATAACCAATAGTTGGAATTTTAGCACTACATAAATAAGGCTTTAATTTCAAACCCTCAAACTCACATATCAATTTATAACCGTTTTTATTAAGTTTCATCGTTCTGTAATTTCGTTAATATCTTTTTTTAAACTTTTTGTTTTTTGCATTAAATTTTTAATAATTATATAAAAAGATTTATTGCCTAATTTCTGCGAAGTTTCATCGATGCTTTTTACTTCTATGTATAACCAGAAAACCGTTACCGTTTTAGAAATAAATAGTTCAACTCCAAATAAATAATTTTCAGCTACTATGTGCGTATCAATGAAAAATGCTAAAATTATAGTTCCAAAATAAAAGAAAGATTTAACCACAATGTTAAATAATTTTGTGCTTTGATAACTTTTGATGCCGTTTAGCTTAATGGTTGTGTAAATAGCAAAAAAAGTGTCTAACAATACCGCTAATCCAGTCAACACGATTAACCCCTTTATCGGAATTAAAAAAGTCACTAAACTTAATATAAGTGTTTTGGCAAATCCTAAAATGTAAATGCTAAATTGCTGTTTCATAATTATCCTACTAATCTAAGTGCAACATTACACTC